ATGAATGATTCGAACATCCATTTGACTACCTTGCCCTGCTCTTTGTTTATTATAAGCTGCCCATTCTCATCTTTATCATAGCCATAAAAGTTATTAGTATTAATGGACCACTTCCCTTGAGCAAACAGTGACTGGATCCCCCACTTGCTATTTTCGGAAATAGATCTGCTTTCGTCCTGTGCAAGCGAGGACAGGATTGTAAAAAGGAGCTCGCCGGTACTGTCTAATGTATTTATTCCTTCTTTCTCAAAAATAATCCCAATTCCCATTCCTTTTAGCATTCTCGAATAATTAAGGCAGTCCTGCGTATTCCTTGCGAATCTGCTGATTGATTTTGTAATAACAAGGTCAATTTTTCCAGCCTCGCAATCCACTATCATCCGATTGAAATCCTCCCTCTTTTTTGTGTTTGTGCCGGAGATTCCTTCATCCGCATATATACCTGCCATTTCGTATTTTGGATTGTTGTTGATGTAATCGGTATAATATGTCACCTGATTTTCGAATGAATTGAGCTGCTCTTCCCTTTCACTGGACACCCTGCAATATGCTGCTACGCGTATCATAGATTCAGCCTGGGCTGCTTCTCCTCGTCTCTTTGGTTTTGCTGGAATGTGTATTATTTCTCTAGCCATCTTTCTTCTCCTTTCGGTACGGGCAATCTTCTGATGCCTCATATTCTTCTTTATTCATATAAGTAAAGAACCTGTTACCGACATCATCCCAAAATGGAATAACTGTAACAGGCTCATCAATATCTCCCCACTCATCTGATATCTCTGCTGGTAGATATAATCCTTTGCATCTTTCTCCGCGGCTTTTATCTCTATGCCAATTACGGTTTGTAGAGCACACCCAGTATGGTACGTCGTCATCCCATTTGTGAGATAATGTTGCTCCGCAATATGGGCAGTAGAGCTTGTGCGAATGCTTATATTTTTTTCTTGTATATCTGTGCTCAGATTGTGTTTCATGCTTTCTTGTAACTTTATTACGGCGCTTTGGATTCTCCTTCTGTGGTTTTTCGGATTTTATATATTTATTTGGATAGCCATGCTCAATCTCATATTCAGCTTTAGGATATGCCGTATAATGCTTCATCCCATATTTATCCTCATAAGGCACAACCACAACCGGCTCTTTTATAGCATCCCAGCCTTCTAAAAGCCTATCCGGGACTAGCACTCCAGGGCACAAATCATGGCCAACTTTATATTTCGTGCTGCACATCCAGTATTCATATTTCTGTTTTCCATCCCACTTGTGAATCAGCTTGCTTCCGCAATGTGGGCAGTAGAGCATATTTGAAAGTGGGTAGCGTGAATGCGTATCATGTTTGACTTTCTCTGGTGGTGGTTGATGTAGATAATCTTCATTTCGTTTTTCAAGAACATCTTGGACTGTCTTCCACTGCTTTCTATCGACGATCGCAGGATGCGCATTTTTAACCTCCCACATATCTACTTCACCATGATTAACCTTCGTTTTCCTGAAGCCATCATTATATCTTTTTTGTAAAATGCGGTCACCAATATATGCTTCATTACTAAGTATCCTTCTCACTGTGGATTGCTGCCAGCTTCCGCCTTTAGGAGCTGGGATGCCAGATTCAGTAAGGTACTTTGCTATTTTACTTACCCATATACCGCGCTCTGCTAAATCAAAAATTGTATGTACAACTCTTGCCGTTTCCTCATCAATCATCGGATCGCCAGCATCATTTTTTGTATAACCGTACATCGCCCAGACCGGGAAATTCGGTATTCCATTTTTAAACTTGTTTCTAATGGTAATGCGAACGTTACCAGAATTGCTCTCACTCTCGGCCTGTGCGAATGCTGCAAGTATTGTAAGCATAAGCTCCCCTGCTTCAGTAAGCGTATTAATATTTTGAAGCTGAAAGAAAATGCCAACTCCTATACTTTTCATCTCTCTTGAATACTTAAGAACAGTTTCGGTGTTTCTTGCAAACCTCGATACGCTCTTTACTACAATAAGATCGATATTCCCATCCCTGGCATTCTGTAACATACTCTGAAACTGCGGCCGGTTTTCTACATATCCGGTAATGCCTTGATCCGCATAGATCCCTGCAAATTCCCAGTCTGGATTTGCAATGATAAACCTTCTGAAATATGAAGCCTGATTCTCTAATGAATCTTCCTGCTCAAAGCTATCTGTAGAAACTCTCACATAAGCACATACCTTTAGCTTCGAAGGCTTTTTCTTTTCTTGCTCTATTACTTTTACCTGCATTTTTTCCTCCTTTCTTGCATGTCTATACATCACTCTACGGGTGCAATTAGTCAAGCGAATACTACCCTTATTAGCGAATGGAATTTAAAAGGTAAAAAGAAAGTGCCAGGAGATGCACCCCTGGCAATATTTCTATTTTAATATCTGATTTACTTTCTTCTGGACAGCATTATAATCATATCCGGCCTTTTTAAGTTTTTTCTTACGTTCAGAGCCATTCCCCCATTTGCCGGCGATTACTTCCTTCGCAACAGCATTAATGGATTTCTTTTTTGTACTAGCCTTTTTCTTCCAGTACTTTATATACAAATGGTTCATGTCAACCTTACCTGAAATACCGGATACTTTTCCAGACGATGAAAACTGCCACATACCGTACCATGACTTATGTGCAGCAGTTAATGTTCTGTTATACTGCGCGATCCATAATGGTCTATCTTTGAATCTGGATGGGCTGATATAATGAGTGAACCAGTTAAGGTTAGCATAGATACCGCCGCGAGCACCATATGAATCCATCTTCGTTAAAAATGCAGTAGCCAGTATATTGGCTTTCCCTGAAAGATTGGAAGCCTCAAGGTCAATATAAAGCGGAAGATCTGGCTCATACTTTTTAGCCGCCTTATATAGTCTCTCTGCCTCTTCTGAGGCCTGAGCCGCTGTTGCCGCACGACTAAAAATATATGCTCCTATGTGGATTCCGCATGCCTTTGCCTCTCTCATATTCCTTGAAAATTGCTTATCAAGATATGTACCATCTGCATAACGGATAATTGCAGCCTTAACTCCATCATCCTTTACTTTTTTCCAATTTATCGTACCCTGCCATGAGGATACGTCAATTGCCTTTATACTCATTTAGTTTTCTCCTTATCTGCTCTGTCATGGAGCTGTTCAAGTACCGCTTTTAATTGCCCAGGGATTGGAAGACCTAGGTGCCCTGCATTCTCAAGGAGCGATACTCCCTCGTTTGAAATATAGAAAAAGATAACTGCGGTCCTAAGTATTCCTGGCTGCCCCAGTATCTTTACATCGATAATATTCGAGATGCCAACTAGCACGAATATGAGCACCTTTCTGCATATTCCCTTAAAGCCCACATTACTTGAAAGTTTGTGATCCGAAATGGCGCACATAACGCCAGTCAAATAATCACAAATAACAAAAGCTATGAGTGCATAAAGCAAACCGTCGCATCCGCCTAGATAGTATCCAAGCCACCCTCCCACTCCGGTAAAGATGACTTGTGTCATAGTCCAAAATTCCTTCATAATAAAACCTCCTGTAATAAAAAAACTGCCCTTTGGCAGTAAACAAATCTACGCTGTTCGATACCACATATATACTGCAAAGTAAGGCGGCATATTATTATGAGCTGCGCCTCCACCAGTTGCATTAATTGTTGGTGTTGTATATTCTGTGTATCTGGTTCTCAAAGTACGCTTTGTAGTAACCACATATGCTGTATCGGATCCCGTTCCGTTAGACCAAATATTATCCATGCTGTGTCTATGTTTGTCTTCTGTATGAGTGTGGCTTGGCATTTCATCGGTGGTAAGAGTATGATTTGCTTCACCCCCGACATCTCCAGGAGCAAGCGATCCATCAAGTGCATAAAGAAACTTGCCTGCTATTTGTTGCCAGCTTCCTCCAAATATTACTGCAGGAGATGTTTCTCTAAGACTTACATAAATTGACCCTATAGGATATATGAGATTTGCTATCCCTGTAATATCGGTTGGAATAATGTTGTTGGCACGAAGGGTTTTCCATCCAACATAAAGCTCATCCGAGTTTGCTGCAGTACCACCGAATGCTGCACCTTTCCCGTCAGTTCTGACATCCATAATATATGCCTTGGAATATACTCTTACCTTGCCTGATTCTGCAGTTGTATAACCATCTTCAATCGTTCCATAGATATCCCATGCGTAGCTGATATCAAGATCAAATGATACTGTTATGTCTGCAAACGATGAGTCCGCAGGAGATGTTTCTCCCACTTTGTTCCACGCAGTCGAGCTTGTTTCTTTTGCATAAATCGTGATATTCCTCGCAGTACTAGAAAGCGCCGACTGCCCGCTTAATGTTACAGTAACAAGCGATTCATCCGTATCCGAAGGAGTCCTAATAGCTAAAAGGCTAAGCGAGCACGATGTCTCCGTCACATTTATGTAGTATGTTTTTCTCGCAATATCTGTACTGCCTGATAATTCATATAATGCACAGGATGTTAGGTTAGTACCCGACTCTTTAAAAACGCTGACAGGCACAGTAATGCTACCGCTGCTTCCCGTAAGCGAAGCTGTATACCTCACTACCCTCGATGAATCAGAAAACTCAAGTCTGTATGAGGCTGATTTGCTGAACGTAAATTCCCCGGAAGTTCCATATCTCATTGTTTTAGGATATGTACTAAAAGCCCCAAATGTAACAAAAGTTATGTTTGTCACATCCAATAATTCTTTTTCTGTTGTAAGTCCATAAATAGTATCCACATACGTTCCCTTTACGGTGTACTGTAAATAAGCACTTGTAGATATGCTGATACTTTCGTAGCAATCAATTATTTTTGTTGTCGTCAATATGCATGAAAGCGATGTTGTTGCAGTAACTGTCTTACTGGCAGAATCGCCATTCATGATTATTTCTGCACTTACGCTCCTCTTTGTAGAAGATTTACCATAGAGACTAAATTTCAGTGTTGCTTTGGTATCCCCATCTGAAACTGTAACTCCTGTGACTTCTACTAAAAGATAACTGTCTTTTGATAGGGTACCCGCACTATCTGCCATCAAGGTCAGATATTTTATGGGTACCTTTTTACTATATAAAGCCATATATTATCACTCCTCGTTAAGCCGTAATGTGAGATTCCCATTCTCACGATTTATGACTGTAAATTTCCCTATTTGAAACATCGGTGTATCGCCTCCCATGCTCGCCCTGACATACCCATCTTCGTCGATAATATCAAAGCTGTTATTATCGATATGCGCATGCGTTTCCGAAAGCCTTCCTATCACAGCATCCTTACCAAAGTAAGCAATTCTAACGGATCCTGTTTTAATTATGGTGCCTGAACTGTTCGTGTATGTCACAACGTTCACATCAAAGCTGCCATTTGTATTGACAAGCACCGCTGGAATCGTTACGGATTCCCCATCAGAAAGCGATTCTACATCGGGAATCTTCCCCACTTCTATTCCATCATCAGTATTCCTAATAAGAGTATTCAATTTTATATTTGTTGTGTTCGCTGTATTTAAGGCATTTACTGCACTTGCTGCAGCCTGTGACGCAGATGATGAAGCGGCAGACGCAATGGCTCCCGCTTTAGCAGAAGAAGCAGCCGCGCTCGTTGCAGTACTTCCAGCATCATCTGCCGTTTTCTTAGCATTATCTGCTTCAGCTTTTGCAACTGCAGCATTCACCTTTGCGGCTATTGCCTCAGTATCATCTGTAGGTGGAGCACTGTTATTACCCGTAATCCACGCATTTCCTCCTGCTACTCTCACTCTTACTAAGTCACCTGCAGCGGCATCAATAGAAAGAGATACCGGCGTTTCGTCAATTCCCCCCGGAATATGAACCCAAGCTGTGCTGCCTTCCACACGTTTTACCGTTGCGACAGTATCATATGGATCGGTACCGGTATTTGTACTTTTCATTGCTGTAATAAAATCTTTTTTCACTTTCAAGTTTTTCACAGTCATACTGCTGTCACCTCCTCCGTTACCTTTGCACCAAATCCAAGACTGATGCTCTGGGTGCTTATCCTAAATAGGCCGTCTATCATATTGTCTGGATAATGGATCCGAACAAGATCTCCTGCAGTAACGGAAGGATCAAACCTTCTGTCGTATGATATCTTTCTTCCTGGAGACTGTTCTTCCTTAAGTCTTCTCTTGGCATAACCCGCCAGTGTTTCTCCAGAGTTAAGATCACAGTCTGTTTCTTCCATCCAGATCTCTCTTCCTCTTGCTGGTACAGAGAACCTGCTTTCTGGATCATCATCCCTAGCGACAGCAATACTATCCTCCATAACTGCCCTAAAAATGTTAGGACATGAATACCAATCCGAAGTATCTGTTACCTGCATCTGCAGGCTGTCATTTCTGGTTGCATCAAACACTGCGCGCGCCACGCCTTCCTTTGGCATTATGTCTATCCTTCCATCCCCGCTTACCCTTATTCTCCAGCCTATTGCTGATATTATTTTTTCGGCCATTGAAAGGTTCGTTTCATTATCTTCAGCAATAATTGACTGTGAAAGAAGAGACGAGTTTTCTCCATATGTCACAGGCGCAGGTCCTGATTTAAGAAGGCTGGATGCGAGAACTGCACCATTTATTCCCTCTGGAGCATACCAGCCTCGCTGCATCAAAATATCTGAAGCCGGTTTTAGAACCGAGAAGCACTCAACTGAATATGACTCGCGGGCTCCGTTTATACTGCGTTCCGGCGCCGTAGTAAGACCTGTAAATAGAGGAACATGCATAGGTTCGCTGCCCTCCTGCCTTGCGTCAAGCCAGATTCTTATCCAAACCTCACCATCACCAGGAATCTTTGTCATATCTATATCAGCTGACTCCATAAGATTGTCTATTGTTTTATCGATGCTCCCGCCGGTCATATCTAGGAATGAAATATCACGCCATGAAACAGGATCGACTATGCTTATTTCATATCTGGCCGAAAAACCGTTACTCCATATCATTTATGCCTCCTCCGTTTTCTGCATGGCATTCCATTCCTCAAGGCTCATACCATCAAAATCTTCCGATTCAACTCTCTTTATATCAAGTGAGAAACTAACTACAGGCGAGTTGTATTCCCGTCCTTCCGAAACCTCAATATCTGCTGCAAAGCTGCTTCCATCTGGCGTCCTTACGTGGCATATCCCCGGAAAAACTGACAACGCTCTCATCTTCCTTATCACCTGCGCATCACGTGTTAATATGCTATCTGTAGATGCGGAAAGATCGCGAGTCACGCCCGCATTCCAGTCACCTTCAATGCTCCCACCAAGATACCTAGTTCTTTCAAAATCCTTATCCCATGAGTTATCAAGTTTTACGTTATATGGGAGATTAATGCGTTCCCCGTCAAAATCTATAACGATGCTTTTGACATAAAGGACGTCACCTGATTCATCATCCGTATCAACCCAAGCCGGGATATTATCCGAAGTTATATAGTCATCGTTTGCTGTTCTTAAAACTATCCGATGCCCACAAGAATCGCCAAATGCGGGATATGGATCCACATAGGATGTTCCAAATACGCCGCCAGAAATAATAATCTCCGGAGCATCGGAAGAGAGTCTGTAAATATCACAAACATCGCCTTCTTCAAATGTATCTGGTGCTCCTGGCGTTATAGTAACGCTTAACGTTTCTTTATCTGCTGCTGCGACTGCTGATGGCATCCCTGCCTGATGGTTCCAGTGAACTTCAAACTCCTGTGATGCTGTATCATCCTGACCAAGTGAATCTTT